GTTTACCCATATCCGCGTTACGCGAACGTAGGCGAGCCACATCGTGTTCTTCGGGATTTTCTACTTTGTGCGTTGTAAAAGTCTGCTTTTCTTGAGCTAAACCTTGCTCTCTTTTAGCTACGTTCTGTTCACGCCTGCGAACCGCCGCGAGTATAGTTTCTATCTGTTTTACCAAGTCATAGCTTTTGTCGTAATGCCTATCAACTAGTCTTTTTGTGTTTAGTAATGACTGCTTATATTTTTCAACCAGTGCGATACGTTCTTCTAACGTATAATGTTCTTTACTACGAAAAGTGTGTTTTATTTCAGTGTCAGTTCCGATGTCTAGTTCATCAACGATTGATGCCCATTCCTCCGAACCTTCGTCAAGTTGTTCAGAAATTTCTACTATAAGTTCGTCTATATGCAGTTCGTATTCGCTCATATACGCGGCCTCTCCATAGTTACTTCGCTTTCTGTTTCGATCCATACCCTAGCGCCACAGTTAAGCGGCTTGTCTGGAGAGTGAACAACTCTGGAAGGGCCGTGAATAAATACACCGTGGCAGTACGTATTCTTTTTGCCTTGCTTTACTGTTATCGGCGGCTCATGTTGCGACGGATCGGACACTTTAAGATTACGTCTAATAACGTGCTGATTAACGTGTATCCTAGTAATCATTTGGCTTCTCCATACGATGCTCCCACTTCCGTTTCACAAGCTACGGGGATGTAGCCCCTGCACCACTTAGGTGTCAGGTTCAGACACTCCTCCATGTAAGCTCGCGCTTCAATAAGTTCATCATCAGGGACAATACACACAGCTTCGTCATGTACCGATAGCTTTACCGGATACCGCTGATTGATCCTAGCAGTCTGCCACATAACAATCTGCATTGCCGCATGTTGGCAAAGATTTTCTACAACTTTCGGCCCAAAGATTCTGACTTCTTCGTTGCGGCCCATCGTGTACACCCAGCCATCTTTTTTGTAGCGTAGCTTATGGTAGACAACTCCCGGTTCTCCCGGCCTGCCGAAACCTTCGTTTTGCGTAATGAACCAACTTCTTGTATCTACAGGCTCAAGCCAGTTTTCGTTGGATATATTAGGTAGCACGGAGTGCTCGCAGTGTTGCCACAGCTTGGTTACTTCGTAGTGAACGCTACGATACAACTCAACAATCTCGTAAGCTCTATCCATTGAGATCGGCTCTGCGCCTATGTACTTACCTTGTAGGTTAGCCATCTCTTGGAAGCGTGCGGCCCCTGCGCCGTACTGCAAACCGAGCATTGCGGTCTTACCCAGAAACCTCTCAGCTTTGTCAGCTTTGGTTATCTCCCTGCCGAACATACGGGAAGCAAAGTCGCAGTACATATCGACCCCCGCCTCTAGCTTTTCGATAACATCAGTTTGCCCTGCCAAAGCCATCACGGTACGCAGTTCGATATTAGATGAGTCGCCAACAAGTACAGAGTGTCCTTCGGGGGCGCGGAGCGCGTTACGCAAACCAGCACTGATCCCTCTGGCGGGTAGGTTCTGCCAATTAACTTTGTTGCCGCCGGAGTACCTTCCGGTTGTTTTAGCGCCCCAATAGTTTAAGTACACAGGAAGTGGGCCACGCTTTGTCATCTCAATGAAACGCTCGGCCCGTGTCTCTGCAATAGTGGTCTTAGCGCCCAGCCTAGCGGCTACCAGCGCCTGCACTTCTGAGTCAGGATGCTCCTGCAAAGCCAGAAACTCTTTATCTGTCTTGGCAAAAGCGAAAGTAGTCTTGCCCGTTCTGGGGCTTACTTTGGTAGGCGGGTACACACCAAGGGCGCGTAGCTTCTCCGCAAACTTGGCACTCGACATGATCTCGGAGCGGTCAGCTTGTGCCAGCGCCAACAGTCCTTCTTTCCTCTGCACTTCTTTGGTGTATAGATCCTGCATGAGATCAAGATCACCAACAAACTCTGGCTCTGTGAACATACGGATCGTCATGTCGATCAGCAAGTTATTAAGTACAGGTGACTTATAGGAAAGTTCCCGGTGCAAATCGCGACATATTTTAACGTCAGTAAGACAATACGCTTCGTAGTCTGCGAACGTGTCCTCGTCCATGTCAGCGAGACGGACGCCTTTCATGTTGTGAACGGCTGTGCCCTTGCTTTGTAGTTTGTAGTATCTAGCCATATTAGCTAGTGAGTGAGAGCGCAGATATGGATGCACCATGCGAGACAAGGCTTGCGTACAAGTCCACATTCGTGGGTTTATTCCATAACGCTTGGCTAGGATATACCCGTCAAACATAGTGTTGTGGCAACAAATTTGTACGTTGTCCCAATCACATAGGCCATCAAGTTTTTTCTTGATGGATTGCTCATTGCCAACGATGGAGAAAGTTTGCTCGTCGTCAATCGCCACGCCAATCATGATAGTTTCGTAGCGTTCGTCGGTTATGTATTCGTCTGTTTGGAGTTTACTAAGTGAGTAGTCGGAGTCGTAGTACGTCTCAAAATCAACGTAGACTGTACGCATCACGCTCTCCCCTTGGGTCTATGCCAAGGGACAGTTGTAAGTACCACATCTGCTTCTCGACTTCTTGTTCTTCGTTGTCTTTACGCCCCCTTCGCCAGCTATATTTAAAAGCCGCGAGCTTCGCGTAGATACGCACTTCTTCTTCACCGTATGCGGCAAGCATAGCGTCTATGCACTCTATCTCGTTATCTTGCCGGTAATGGTCTGGGTTTATTGGGTCGCTTTCCCTCTTCATTTTTGATCCCTTTAAGTTTGGTTTGGCACTGTTCGCACAGCGCCTTGACTATTGGAACTCCACATCGGTTGCACGTATAGCAGTGACGCATTAATCCACATCCTCATCACTTGTTGGGAAGAAGATGGTAACGCCACGCCTCTGGCTAGTACCTTGAAACCAATCGCTGTTGGGGCAAGTCTCCAGCCATTTAAACAACTCATGACTAGACATAACCTTGTTGTTAGTCAGCATCCGCTGGGTTGTTGCAGGCAAAGAACTTAACTCCAAGACGCGATACCCTGCTTCGCTGTAGCAGTCCACGCGTCCGTCATCACGGATACGCATATCGCTACCCCTGATTTCTACCCACTCTCTTTCGTCTGTCATCTAGTCCACCATCGAATAAGCTAGTGCAAGAAAAGTAACGAACAACAGGGCTTGTACCCCTTCGTGTTGGAACACGTTACCGCCCAACTCACGCCTGCACCGCGCACGTAAACGACCAAAGAATGATAAATCATCCATTTGTTGTCTCCTTAGTAAGTAAAGTAAGTAAAAAGCCCCCCGAAGGGGGCAAGACTTTTAGGAGTAATAGTCTACCACTTGCGTGATTCAAGCGCAGGCGGCACCTTGAATATACTCCTATAAAAACTTTTTGCAACTACTCAGGGTATAAAATTACCTCGACGGGTGCCTCCCCGCCTTTGAAATCTACATCCTCAAGTGCTTTGATGGATAAGTCATTAAGTATAGCCATAGACTTTTTGAACCTGCGGCTCATCTGGTCAGCGGCCTGTAGCGCGATCAATATTTCCCCAACGTACTCCTGCGCGGAGTATTCTTCTTGGTCAGCGTCCATAACACTACGTCTTTTCTCTAATTAGCTTCCCCAGATCCCTAAAGCCGTTAAGGTCTTCAAGCGTGTGGCCTAAGAACTCGTACTGCTTGTTTAGCAGATACCTAGCTTTCATAAGCTCAGTAGCCATTGCCAACTGCTGATCTTTACTCAGACTATGCCAATGATACTTCTGTGTTACGAATAACTCCAGAATTCTGTCGTCTATCCTATCTTTCATTACTACTCCTTAATCCCACGGGATTAATGTACGTTGTGCATAGTTAGTGAAGCACGTACTGGATAAGCTCGTTCGTTAAAACCGTCAATCGCTGACATAATAAACATTAGCAACGCCAACACATCATGCTCGCTGTTCCCCATAACTAAGTAAGAGGGAGCGTCGTAAAACGCTCGCTCCCTTGCATCCAGTAGGCGGTGGATAAAGTCATCTATTTCTTCGGCTGAAGAAAATTCTATACTGCCCCCACCTAAACCAAGCTGGATGATTGCATCGTTTTCGTTATCGTCGTCCATTACTACGTTCGACTTACTCGGTTTCGCCTACAAGCATACCCCATAAGCTACCCGCGTAGATAATGAATTCTTGACTAGACAACTTCTTGCCCACATTAACGATGCCGAACCGCCTAACCTCATCGTCGTCTCCGTCGTCTATCGACAACTGAGCGATTTTAGCCATCATATCAGCAGGTAGTTGAGACATTGGCTCTACGTAGGTAGCTGTGAGTCGTTTGTAATCAGACACACTAGAACGCCAATGATCTTCAGTACCCAGACTGTTAAGTAGTTCGTATGCTCGGGAAATCGCATCGTTAAGCCTAGCGTCTTTATCCCCGAACGTATGCCGAACAAGGTCAGTGAGCGACTTAAAGTCACCTGACAGAAACCTCTCTGCAACAGGCGCATCAAGTAACGTATAGGAAACTAAGTCGGAGTTAGGCACAAGTCGTAAGTAACACATCCGCGAACTTTCGATAGCGGAGTCTACAAAAGTGACGTAATTGTGGCGTAGTTTGTTCCACAAACTAGTCGCTTCCGCCGGAATATTTGGCGAGTCAATAAGGAACTTAAGTACCTTGATACCGCCCTCGTCACCAAACGCATCGTTAAGCGTTCCCTTAAGACCACGTATACTCTGCGATATAGTTTGTTGCTTACGTTTTAGGGGCGTGAGAATGGTGTGATGTTGATCCTCAAACGCCACATACTCTCTGACCTTAGTGGGTGGTGTCCACTTGGCATACTTCCTTGCCAGCTTCATCGCAGTCTCCGCACTTGAAGTGCTTTGCACCTGAGAGCGTTCCCTATGTACCAGCAACGGGCTACGGAACAAATACTGCTCTGTCCCATGAGCCTTGTTACCGTTGGTTGATATAGCGGCACTGGCGTAGTCGGAGTCCTTGTGAAAGATTATTACGTCATCAATAACAGGTATCAGTAAGTTATCAGTGTACGGTTCCATATCTTTGTAGATATTAAAGTACCGATCCGTACTCCTAAGCTCAAGGCGAGGGAACACTTCAAGATATGGCATAACCGAAGTTAGTTCGTCCAGCACCTCAAAGAGTAAAGGCGTCATAAAGAAGCCAAACTTATGGAACGCGTCTATGTTGACGCTGTTGAAAACCCTGTTTATATCCCGTTGTGAATCAGCAACAAGTCTATCTTTCTGCGCTCGGAAGATTTCTTTAGGGATGGTAAACATGTTCTCAAGCATGTAGCCAGAGTCTTGACTACGTGTAGGGTCTGGCACGCGGGTAGCCATATCCCTACTAGTCCTACTGACAGCACTGAGCCATGAGTAAAGCACATCTTGGTCAAGCTCGACGCGCTTGGCTTTAGTGGTTCGCTTTTTAACAGTCATTGATTACTCCTTAATAAGTAAATTAGTTAGTCAGATAACTTTGCGGAATTCTACTACCGCGATGGTTTCGCCCTTGTGTACTACCTCATAGTTATCGCCGTAGTGCGTAGCACCTTGGCGAGCCATGTCAGCTAACAACACCATAAGCGAACGGCCTATGGTATCTACGTAAACGATACGGGCGGCATCATCTACTGTTAGCCAGTTATTGCGGGTATCGGTGGTGATACCCAGTTCTTCAAAGCCACGAACAAGTTTGCTCTCTGTCCGTGTAAGCCGAGTAGTAATGTTCTGCTCAAACTTGGACAGGCGGCTGATTAGATCATCCTTCATTTCGTTCTCCTTACAACTGAACGGGAACGGGAGTACCGAACGGCACATCGTCCTTGCTATGTGTCAGACCCCACACGCATGGGATACCGGGGTCCATTAGTTCATCTAAGTCACCATATAAGTCAGTGAAGTAGATCATACCGCAGTAGTCATCTTGAGACTCCTCAAGGTGATCGAACACGGGCTTGAACCGCGTGCCTCCACCCTGACACGGTTTGAATTCAACTTCTTCACCATGCTCAAAGCGATCAACTCGTAACACCGCGCTGTCACAGTAGACAACTTCGACAAACGCGGGGCGGGTGTCACTAACGATAGCGTTGATCTCGGCGGAGACTTGTGCCAGTTCAGTCGGATCACCCCACATCGAACCGGATACGTCAGCACCGATCAACAAGCCACCTAGTGCGTCAGAGTGTAGCGACGGCAAGTAGATACCTTGCGACACGAACCGCCTACGTGGGCGTTGGAATGTATAGTCATCCTTAGCCGACTCGGACATCATGTTGCGTAGTACATCAGTCCAAGCCACTTTCGGCTTGCCTATATCTTCCAGTATGCGATCAACTAGGCCAGACCCTTGCCCACACTCTTTAGCCATCTTAGCGGCGGCTACGATTGTGGCCTCAAGGTCTGCCTTTGTTGCCTCGTTGACAGCATCCTCAATGTCACCCTCGCCATCGAAACCACCGGCTGGATAAGGTGAGTCGTTGCCATCACCTTCCTCATCACCATCTGGGTTGTCTGGCTTATCAGGTGGAGGTGGCGGGTTGTCCTTCAGCTTCTGATAAACTTCTTCAGAGGACATTGACTCCGTTACCCAATCAACGAACACGCCACCGTCAGGTAGCTCATAACCACGCTTGCGTATATACGCATTGATGATCGCATCGTTGGCGTAATTCCACAGTCTGGGGTCGCGCCCTTCACGCCGCCACATGTGCATTAACACAACATGCAGGGACTCATGCAGGACAAGGCCGAACAACTGCGAATCGGTACACTTGTCTGTTACGAAGTCGGGGCTAAACTTCACCCAAGACCCGTTGGTAGCGGCAGTCGGCACATCAGGTGTCACCTCCCGCTTGATCTTGCTCATCACTGCCGCGATGAACGGCTCGCGTATGCCCAGCTTGCTGTACGCAAGACCCACACGCTTTTCAACTAGAGATATATCAGTCATTAAGTTCTCCTTAATCCCACGGGATTAAAACGGTACGTCTGCATGTACTTCTACATACTTCTCGTACAAGTTATCAAGAGCAAACACCGCATCAACGTACAACTTAGCTTGCTCAAACGTTTTGAACCGCGTTGAAGAAGCGCCAGAGTGCGCCCAATCCAACTGCGCAAACCAATGATGGTCGGCAGTTTCTTGGAGTACACCCACGTTCTGGAGCTTCCCGTTAGGCATGGGGCATTGAACAAGCCAATGCTCCCGCACACAGATATGCGTATCCAGCGCATCATCACCCGCCATAGTCCTAACAGCCTGATAAGACTCAGGCCAATCATGAACTAACTTGTTGGGATATTTACGCCAGTACCCGACAGTACCTTTCCGTGTGTACTTAAGCATTGAACGCACCTTGATTCTGCAATGACCACTGCGTGAACGCGGGTGACTTCGCCAGATCCTTGTCGCGCTTGTAGGCCAGCTTGACA